CTACCACAATAAGATCAACATGCACTACCACAGCCGCTGGGTTTATTGTGGCACCTGTGTTATCCTCTAGGCTGAACTCAAAAACAGTAGTACTTGTTTTAAACAGGTAGTTGCAGTTTAGCGCCTTAGCTGCACCTGGGTCCTGACCAGTAATGACCACGGTGTACTTTATATCTTCCATGGCGGCAGCCAGAGTCACTCGGATAACGCTAGCACCCGGCAGTGTTACAGATGTAATGCTTGCACCATCGGCGTATGTAATAGCCCCTAACCCGTTTGTGGTGATGTAGGCATGCCCCTTTATGATATTTCTGTATGACAGCTCATCGATGAGCGCGGTGTTTTTTGTCGGTGGCGCGTCTTCGACAATCTGAATAGTGCCCGCTGACTGTATGGCAATGGGCTGCGACGCGCCCCCCTGCACGGTCATCCCGTAGCCCGTGCCCTTGCCTTGAAGCTGCAACCCAAGCTCGTTAGTACCCGCGCTGGCACCCGGTGTGATTGTAACCTTACGGTCGAACGTCTGCAGCCCGGTCCATGTCAGGGCCTCAGCAGTGATGGCATCCAGGTACGAAACCCACTCACCAACCTTGTTCTGCCACCAGTTGAAATACGAAGAGGCGGGTTTCTCGTTGACTTCCCAGCCCAGTGTTTTCTTCGCGCCGTTCGGTTCAGTATTGTTGGCAAGCCCTGTGTTCCACGTGGGCAGGTTGCCTGCTGGTTTCGTCATAGCACAGCTCCTTTAAAGGCACCGACATCGAACCCGGTGTCACCCGCAGCCCCGTCGAAAGTAAACACATCTGCTGACTCGTACCACTCGAGCAGCCCGCGAACACCGGCAGCGCGCATCAAGCGCAGCATCACAGCCAACAGGAGAGCAAGAGCAGCCGTAGTAACCACGTTGTCAATCTCCAGTGTGAAGCCCGCTGGGTATTCGTCTCTGATACGTAGTGTAGCACCAGCTGGGGCAATTGGCTCAAATACATTGAGTATTTCAATGGCCGTTCCTGAGCTGCGGTAAATTTGAATGCGCGCGCCAATCCATCTGCGGTAGTCGTCGTCAACCATACCGTTACGCGGCTGTTTGACAATGGACCCAAGCACATCGAGCAGCTCACCGTAAGCCACCGTCAGCACACGGTCTGAGAGCAGCGCCTGCAGCGCTTCCTCAATCAGCTGGTTTCTGCCAGTAGCCACACCAAGCAGCGCGGCAACGTTAGGCTGCCCCTTCAGGTACTGCGCCAGCCTGGCCAGGGCCAGCGCGTTGTGATCCGCAGCCATGTCACTGACCTCCGGTAAAGTTATGTGTCTTACCCATATTGCCGTCGCACTGCCGTTGCCCGATTCTACCACGCCGGCGGTCAGGTAACCCGCCTCCCAAGGTAGGTCAGGCGTTGGTCCAAGGTTGTCAAGCCACCCGTTAACGCGGGGCTCATACACGACAGCCTCGTAGCCGCCGCTTTCGACTACGCCAGGGGTTGCCCCACCGGCGATGTCATTAGGCAGAGCCATGAGTTATGGCGTCCCAGGCGTGGTAACAACGTTAATGCGGGATGTGTCGTAAACGGCCAGCTCACGCATTGCGATTGCAATGGTGGTCGTAACGGTGGGGCCAGCCGTGAGCTTGATGAGCGCCTCAGAATCGAGAACACCATCCACGTTGGTGAGCACCTGTGCCGAAATGGCTGAGGACACGACATCTTTGCCTGTATTCTGTAGGTCACCCCATGCGACGATGGCCGCTTTGGCCTGGGCATCCCCGTCAGCAGGGTAGTTGTCCTCATCGATGATCAGGTTCAGCGTCACGTACACAGTCTTCTCGACTGGGCGACTGAATGATATGTCGTGGTCAATCCCCTGAGAGTCCGTGACCACCTCGGTTGTAGTCCCGTAGGTCTGGATGCCTGCGGCCACGCTGGCGAACAGGGCAGCAGCGATGTCGGCGTCTGTGCCCCCGCGCACGAGCGCTTCCACAGAGTGCGGTGGCATGCCGTCGCCGTCTGTCACGTCGTCTGGGTTCTCGAACACCGTGCACGCGATGACGTCCTCAACGTCAAGCACATCAGAGCGAATGGCTTCGAGGGCTGCATTACCCTGAGCGTTGAGCTCTTCCTCACGGCGCAGGCGTAGCGCCGCGTCAGTCTCTAGGTCGGTACCAAGCGTAGCGTCGAGCAGGTTGATGACGCTCGACCAGCCAGCGACAGGAGTCTCGATTACCGTAATGGTTCCAGATGTTCCCGTTTTGGGACCGTCGTCTTCAGACTCGGCAGTGATGTCTACAGCTGCTGTGCCCTCACCCATGTAACGCCAGACCACGGTGTTGTCAGTGATGGCTGATGCTGTTGTCGTCGGGCCGCCTGAGCCTGCGGAGGTGCCCGCCGTAGTGCACACGTATGAGCGCGAGGCGTTAGAACGACGGTCACCGACGACGTAGGCTGTGCCTGACGCCCACGCGGTAAGTGAAGCCAGCGTACCGGCTGCCGTCGTGATGAACCGTGTTCCGATGGTGGCCACGCTGGCGATGCGCCCCACGAGCAGGGCTGTGCCGTTCGTACCAGTCGCGGTGAGTGTAACGGTCGATGGTGTCGCGGGCTCTCGCACCGTGCCAGTGATGCCACACAGCTCATCGAGGCTCGCACCGGTAGCGCCGTCAGGAGTGAACGCACTCCAGACAGCCTGCCCAAGTGCCCACAGGTCTGACTCACGCTCAGCAAGAATGCCGATGAGCTGGCCGAAGTTGCTCTGTGGGTCTGTATCGATGCCTTCACCGAACGCAGCGCGAAACGACTGCTCGAGTTCGGTCTTAATCTCGTCTAAAGAGGGTTGGCTGAACCCTTCACTACTTACACCCCATGGCATCACAGCACCTCATTGATATCGAATTCACCGTAGTCACCAGTGATGTGAGCTTCAACTGAAAGCTGCCGCGCGGCTGTGTCGATGGATAGATTCAGCTCATCAACGGACGCCACACCTGGCGTTTCATCAAGTGCACTTCTGAATACTGACTGCAGCAGGTTCGGATTCGGGTTCTTCACCATAATACTCTGGTAATACGGGATTCCGGCATCGAGGTCCAAGAACCATTCACCCTGAAAGAATTCCAGATGAATACGAACTGACTGCTTGATGGCGTCCGTACCTTGGGTCAACTCAAGGTCACCCGTCGTGACATCCCAGTCACCGGATGTCGAGAGCTTGATATCGCGCGGCGTGTCGATGGCCATGGGCTACCCTCGGATTTTAACTGTGGCGGATGCCATGTTGGCTACAGCCGGTATAGACTGCCCTACCATTGCGGGTATAGCCGTCGGGAGTGGAGTAACACCGGGAGGTGCTATGCCGGGTCTGCCCGTAATGCCTGTCTGAGCTGCTGCTGACCCTACGGTAGCCACGTTATGCCCATGTCCCTCATACAGGTCACGCAGCGTGTCGATCTCCTGGCGCACTTTAGCCTCAAGCGCCACGAAATCTGAGGCACCTGTGCTACTGCCGATGGTAACCACTCCATCTTCGAGCCCAGCCCATGCGGCATTATTCGGGTGTAGACCTGGGTATGCCACCGCGTCAGCGATGTGGTGTCTGCGTTGGTCAGTGGGTGAAGTCTCACCGCCCTGATCGAGCCAGGCGTCGATGCTCCGATCACAGAACACCAGGTGCACAGTGTCTCCCACAGCCACAGGGAACGTGATGCGCATCCCACCAGCGCCAGGGAAAACCACCGGCACGTTTGTAATCACCGGAATCGAGACGTGCTGAACTTCGCCATCCTCACCCTCGAAGATGTCTTTAACGAGAGGCTTCACATCCGCCAGCTGCTTTGACGCGTCCCAGCTCACTACCTTCGCAGGGCATGACACACGCAGCTCAGCCATGATGGAAGCCTTAAATGCATTGAGTATCTCTGCATGTGTGGGCGTTCTTGACAGAGGCATGTCGTGAGTTTACCCGAGGATGCGACGGAAGTCATACGCCTTACAGCGGTCTACAGAGGCTGCGCTTCAACGTCAGAGTACCAATCTGCCCCACTGGTGTCACCTGAGTGGGTCACCGTAAGTATCCTGAAGGTGCCCTTAATACCCTCTGATTCCACGTGTACCCGGCGCCCCGGCTTAAGGTCGGGCTGTAACAGGCTCTTCAACTTGAGCACGCGGGGGCCTCTCTTCTGCCCTGGCTCAGGGTTGCCGACTGACGCAGTGCCGAACGTAGGGCTGCCGATGAGCCCCGAATCAGGTGTGAGAACAACCTCACGGTGCGACGTAGTGGTGCCCTTGAGCAGTACTTGAAGACGCCCGTCTTGGATGCTCCACTCGAAGCCTCGTCCTTTGAGTAGCTTGTCCAGCTCAGTCGACGCACGCCCGTGCGCGACGTAGCCCTGAGTGAACTGCTCAGTATTGTTTGCGCGCACGAGGTTCACAGCATCGGTGACATCGAGGTTCAGTGCAGAGGCAACACGCGCCACAACGTGATGAACCATCGTGCCCGGTTTGAAGTTCTCGTTCACCAACGCGTAGCGGTACGAGCGCTCACCGTCGACGATGCTGAGACGCGTAATCCAGTCGGCACCAACGTGCTCGTGGTAACACGTGGCATTGCCCCTGAATATCTGAGCCAGCGTACCGACGTAACCGGCATCGAGCGTGAGCTGAATGCCCTTTTCTCCAAGAAGCGCGCGGCTCGCTTGAGACAAATTGTACACACTACACTCACAAGTGTTGGGCTCTTTGTTCGACGTCTTGCGCACCTTGAACTGCACGTCAAGACCCTCAATCTGCTGAGTGTCAACTGTGAGTCGCACGGCACGTTGGAAGAGTTGAATATCACCAGCCACGTTACACTCCAATCACAGAGCTGCTACCTCAGCAGCAGTGTAGTAGAGTAGCAAGTTGCGTTTGCCCAGGTCTTCATAGAACGCATCACGTTGTGCTCCGGTGGTGTCCAGCATGACGAACTGCCCCGGGGGCATGC